GAAATTAGACTTCCTGTTAAGAATGATTTTTTTGATATGCATGTTTCTGAGCTTGAAGGCGAAACTGGTCTTTTTGCCGAATGGGTGGACAAGCGAGTAAACCCAAAGCTTCAAGCTGAAAGCATCTACAAAATCGCAGTAGAAAATAAGTTCTCTGAAACTCTGATTCAGAGGGCTTCTAAACTCCTAGAAGAAGTTGTCTGACGTTAAACATACCGCTCTTTCTGCCAGTAGAATAAAGACCTTGGAAAAATGCAGTTGGTCTTACTGGTGCAATTATGTTTTAAAACTTCCTGAGAAGAGTAATGATGGCGCCAATAGAGGCAACGTCGTTCACTTTGTTTTAGACGTTTTGGCGAAAGCTAAAAGAAAGCCTTATGTAAAGACTATCTTAAAAGAAAAAGATGTCTTTGTGATTCCTTCCGTTCGAAAGCTTATGCTTAGACACGCTAGAGATCACGGTGTTTCAGATCCAGAGAATCTTGATCTGATTAAGCAGATGACCCTTACTGCTTTGGAGTATGACTTTTGGGGAGACTCAAAGCTAAAGCCCGTAAAGGATATCGGAGAAAGAGATTTTGATATTACGGTCAATAAGGGCAAAAAGAAATACAGAATCAAAGGCTTCATCGATAGACAGTTTATTTACGAAGACTTCACTTCTGTTGTCCGAGACTACAAAACCAGCAAAGCGGTCTTTGCTGGAAAGGACGCCGAGGATAATTTGCAGCACTTGATGTATACTCTTGCGGCTAAAAAGCTAGATCCAGAACATGAAGTTTCGATGGAGTTCCTGTTTTTAAAATTCTCGTTGAAAGACAAAACAAAGTCTGGAGGGCTTTTAAAGATGGGCTCTTTATCAAAGAAAGATTTGAGTGACTTTGAAAATCATCTTACAGAAGTACAAAAAGTTGTAGATAACTTTACTGAAGCGGACGCATATTCAAATTTTGCTGCTGACAAGCCCATGCCCTCAGATGGTTCATTCAGCGGCAAGCTTTCTTGTGGCTTTGCCAAGTATAAAGGCCAACTGAAAAAAGACGGCAACCCAATGTGGCACTGTCCTTATAAGTTTGGTTTTAACTACTATGCCTTGAGAGACAAGGATAATAAAATAATTAAAACCTTTCTTGAAGAAGACAAGGACGAAGCTTTTAAGTTAGCTAAGGAAGAAGAAAAAGTTACCAAAGAAACATATCTTGGATGCCCAAAGCACTTGACATCCTAGACTAGACTGGTAGGATAGTGGTATGATCCCACTATTCAAGTCCCACTTTTCCATAGGGAAAAGCATTCTGACTCTTGCGGAACCAGAGAAGCAAAAGAAAGATGGGCCAGACAGCATCATATCAATAGCCCTAGACAATGGGCTAAAAGACCTCTACCTTGTAGAAGACTCTTTAACTGGATTCTTGACTGCTTTTAAGATTTGCCAAAAGCATGATTTAAATCTTAGATTTGGCCTTAGAGTAAGTATTTGCAACGACTACCAATCGATTGAAACTTCGAAAAGCAAACTAGTACTTTTTGCCTTGAATGACCAAGGCTTTAAGGAGATTAATAAAATCTATACATTTGCCCATACAAAAAATGATGGTGTCATTTCAAATGACGATCTAGTTTCTAAACTAACTCAGAATATTTTTGTCTGTGTGCCGTTTTACGATTCTTATGTTTGGAATAATTATCATTATTTTAATAATTGTGCTCCTTTTTTTCTTGACAGCATTGACCATGCTTATCTTGCGGAAAATAATAAACTTCCTTTTGACGACATTATTTCGAAAGTAATCAAGTCTAAGGGCAAGCAAGTTATTGAAGCTAAATCAATATATTACAAGAATAGGGAAGATTATGAGGCTTGGATCACATATAAAATTGCTTGCAGCGGAACAATGGGTAGAAGCCGTACCTTATCAGCGCCAGACTTATCTGATTGCGGCAGCAAAGAGTTTTCATTCCAATCTTGGAAGGAGGCATCATGAACGATCTTTTAAGGCAGAAAATTAATCAGAAGTACGTTGTATTTGATACTGAAACCGAGGGACTGTCTCTAACCGATTCTCGCCCTTGGCAGCTTTCTTGGATTGTCTGCAAAGGAGAAGACATCGTTGAACAATACGATGAGTTTGTTCACTACCCCGATCTAAATGTTTCTGCTGACGCAGCAAGAATTACAGGCTTTAACCATGGCAGTTATCTAGCTAAAGCCAAGCCTCCGCTGGATGTTTGGAAGATGTTTTCTAAGTTTTTGTATGACGAGAACTATATTCTTGTCGGTCAGAATATCTTGAATTACGACATTTATATTTTGAACACGATGATGCGGACTATTGGAATCCAGAACAACTGGAGCTTCTTACCGAGAATGCTAGATACAAGAGCATTGGCTACCGCAATGTTTAAAGATATTAAATATTCTGGAGATAGGCTTTCATGGCAAATGAAGCTTATGCACTTTAGAGAAAAGGGGCTAAAGACTAATCAGGCATTTCTTTTGAAACATTTTGGTATTGACCATGATCCTTCAAAGCTTCACAATGCCTTGTACGACATCACAATGAATTATAAGATTTTCCGTAAGCTGATTATGGGGGTGGAAGTATGAAAGCTTTCCAAGAATCGTTTGGAAAATACAAGAACCCAGTACCTCCTGGCGTTCGTCTTCCAGAAATTAAGATCGATGCAAGATATTATGCATCTCTTGGTATTGACCCAACCGTTTCAAACTTTGAATTTTTACGGCAGCTTTGCCTCAAGGCTGTCAAAACAAAAGGTATAGATAAACTACAAAACAAGAAAGATTATTATGAGCGAGCTAAATATGAACTGGCAATCTTTGAAGAGCTTGGTTTCGTCGATTATGTTCTGCTTAATTGGGACATTCTTAATTATGCTCATGAGCACAATATTCCTACTGGTTATGGTCGTGGGTCTGCGGCTGGCTCTCTGGTTCTTTTTTTGATTGGTGTTACTAATGTAGATCCAATCAAGAACGGGCTCTTCTTTGAGCGATTCGTTTCGAAGAGTCGTGCTAAAAAAATTGTCGTCGAGGGAATCACCTACCTCGACGGCTCTTTGATGCCTGACGTTGACAATGATATTGAGTTCTCAAAACGTCAGGAAGTTATTAATTATATTAAAACAAAGTATCAAGGTAAGACTTGTAAGATTCTTACTATGAATACTTTAACTGGCAAACTCTGTATTAAAGAATGCGGCAAGATTGTTGCCGAAATGACAGAGGATGAAGTCAATGCGGTAAGCGACGTTATCCCAAAACAATTCGGTAAAGTCTTCGCGCTGAAAGACGCTTATGATGAAAGTGAGCAGTTCAAGGCTTTCTGCGACAAGAATCCAAAGGTATTTAAAATTGCAAAAAAGATTGAGGCTCTAAATAAAAATACAGGAGTTCACCCATCAGGTATCTCCATCTCTTATTATGACAACGAAGAGATTATGCCGCTACAAAAGACTGGTGATGGAGAAATCGTATCGGCTTACGATATGAATAATGTCTCCGAAATTACTGTTAAGTTTGATATTCTTGGACTGAGAACACTTACAGTAGTTTTCGATACCTGTCAGCGTCTTGGCTTGGACTTTAAGAATCTAGACTTCGACAACTCTTCTACCTACAAGTTCCTTCAAGACTTGTCTAATCCAAAGGGACTGTTTCAGATCGAAGCCAATACCAACTTTCATGTTTGCAAAAAGGTGAAGCCGCGCAATATGCTTGAGCTTGCTTGCGTGCTTTCACTTGCGCGACCCGGTGCGTTGGACTTCTTGGATCAATATGCTACCTATGTTAGAACAGGAGAATTCCAATCAGTTCATCCTTTCTTTGACGATATCCTTAGTGTGACTGGGGGAATCCCGATCTTCCAAGAGCAGTTGATGAAGATGATTGTTAAGGTGGGATTTACGCTAGACGAAGCTGAAACAGTTCGTCGCATTATCGGCAAAAAGAAAGTTAGTGAAATGCCAGCTTGGCAGCAGAAGATCAGAGAAAAGATCGCGCAAAATAATCTTGATCCAGCTATCGCTGACGTTCTTTGGAAAGTTGCTGAAGATAGTGCGAACTATTCTTTTAATGCTTCTCATGCATTTAGTTATGCAACTCTAAGCGCATTAACTACTTACCTTAAATTCAATCACCCTAAAGAGTTCTTTTTGGCTCTGCTTAGATCATCTAGACACGAACCAAATCCGCACGAAGAGATCGAGTCGATTTCTCAAGAGCTTAGTTTTTTTGACATTCGCCTTCTTCCTCCTGACTTATCTAAGTCCAAGGCTGATTTTGAAATCCAAGGAAATGATATCCGATTTGGACTTAATGCAATCAAAGGAGTATCAGACAAAGTCCTTTGCAATCTGCTTGAGTTCAGAGATGTTGAGTTTTCAAATAAGATTGACTGCTTCGATGCAGCCAAAGAGGCGGGGGTAAATATCGGTGTCCTATCATCTTTGATTCAAGCTGGAACGCTTTCGAGCTTCAGCGAAAGACGATGCAGGCTCGTCCTTGAGGCTCAGACATACAATATTCTTACTGATAGAGAAAAGAGAAACGTAAAACTTTTGGCTCCAAAGTATAACTTTGACGTTCTTAATACGATAGCCGAAACAGTAAAAAGTAAAACCGTTGGAGACGATGGGAAGATCTTTATGAAAGATTCTCGTTATGAGACTTTCAAAAACAAGTATCAGTCGTATAAAAAAATCTACGATATGAATAAGCAGTATGAAAAGTTTGCTAACTGGTTTTTTGAACGTCAGCTTCTTGGATACAGCTATACCCATAAGCTCAAGGAGGTGTTCTCAGAAGATGATTCTGATCGGCTTTCCACAACATACGAAGCTTCTCAAGTAGACATTCGTCAGAATGTTAAAATGGTTGGCGTAGTCAAAGAAGCTCGAAAGAAAGTCAGCCGTGCCGGTCGCCCTTATTTATTTGTTAAAATATCAGATGAATATGGCGAAATGGTTTGCCGACTTACAGACGGAGGCAGAGACGATAAGTTTACAATGTATTACGAAGGTGGCGGCAAGACTCCAAAAGAGGATGACATCGTGATTGTTTATGGGTCGAAGGCAGAGGATTCTATTTTCTTAAATGGCTTGACAATCCTAAGCGAAAAGATTTACACAAGGATGTCACAAGTAGAATCTTAAGTGTAAAATGAATAAAGTGCAAGATATTAACTTTACTCCTAGAGTTAAAAGAGCATTGGATGTAGCCAAGCAGAGATGCTTGGAGAACAACTGGCATGAAATTACTGATGAATTTTTATTGCATGCCATTCTCTTTTCGGAGTCAATGATAGTAAACCTTGCATTTCAAAGCGTTAAGATTGAAATAAAAGATGTAGTTCTTGCTCTTTCCAAGACTTTACCTACTGGCAAAAAGAAAGTCAGCGAGAAAAACGTTAACTTTAGCTCCTCTGCTAAATTAATTATCGATAATTCGTATAAAATTTCTCAAAGCTTTAAGCAAAATTATACTGGAGTAGAGCATTTATTCCTTTCGATTCTTAGGCATTCGCCTAGCGTTGCCAAGTTCTTTAAGAAGCATGGCCTTGATATTGCTTTCTTTGCCGATAAAGTAGAAAAAGAATGTAAGCATTTATCTAATCCAGTAAAAAAGCCTATCGAATCACAACAATCCAAATCGCAGGATTCGCTGTCGGAGTTCTGTGAAGACTTTAACGAAAAGGCTTTAGCTGGAGAGTTTGACCATATCTCTTTTAGAGAAAAAGAAGTAGCTCAACTTTCAGAAGTTCTTTGCCGCAAACAGAAGAGAAATCCAATCCTTATTGGACATCCAGGTGTCGGCAAGAGTGCTGTTGTTGGACTCATCGCTAAAAAGATCATTAGCTGCCAATGCACAGAGTTTCTTCTTAATAAGAAGATTATCAGCGTTAATCTAAGCGCTCTTATTGCTGGAACAAAGCTTAGAGGAGAATTTGAAGAGCGTTTGACTAAAGTAATGGAACAGATAAAAAAGATTGGCAATGTTATTGTGTTTATCGATGAGGTGCATAACTTGATAGGTCTTGGCAACGATGCTGGTTCAATGGATGGTGCCAATATCTTAAAGTCTTATCTTACTTGCGAAGACATGTCTTTTATTGGCGCTACCACTGAAAAAGAATACGAGGCTTATTTTGCTAAAGATGCTGCGATGAATCGCCGCTTTGAGCCCGTATTTATCAAAGAGCCGAATAAAGAACAAACTCTTGATATCCTTAAAAACTTAAAGGGCTACTATGAATCATTCCACATGATTCTTTATCCAGATAGCGTTCTTGTAGATATCGTTAATGTATGCGACAAATATATCACAAGCAAATATTTTCCAGATAAGGCTATTGATCTAATGGATCAGGTTGGCGCGAAAGTTAAAATTAAAGCTTTTGCCCGCCCTCAAGAGATTAAAAACATGGAAAAGTTAATCTTGGAGTTTGAGAAGATTGCTCCAGACGATATCAAGGAAGAGCATCTCGATGACATCATTGAAGACTATCAAAAGAAATACGATGCTTGGGCAGAGGTAATAAAGAATAAAAAAGAAAAGGCCAGAACAAAAGACGTTTACCAAGCGCTGTCTGATAAGATTGGCAAGGTTGTTGATATGGAGTCCGAGAACTCTGGCATCAAGAATATTTACTCCAATCTCAAAAAGCATGTCTTTGGTCAAGATGATGTAGTAAAAAAGATATCAGACTGCATCCTGCGTAGTTCTTTTGGTCTAGCTAAAAATTCTCGTCCGCTTGGAAACTTTATGTTTATCGGGCCAACGGGTTCTGGCAAAACACACTTAGCTAAGATGCTGGCAAAAGAAGCGTTTGGCTCAGACTCTAATCTCTGTATTGTTGATATGTCAGAGTTTATGGAAAGCCATGCAGTCTCTAAATTGATCGGAGCGCCTCCAGGTTATGTCGGGCACAAAGAGCCTAGTATATTTTTTACACAGCTACAAAAGCACCCATCTACCGTGTTCCTGTTCGACGAAATAGAAAAGGCGCACCCAGATGTAGTCAATATTCTGCTTCAAATTATGGATCGTGGAGAGCTTACTGATTCAGTAGGCAATAAGCTGAATTTTAAAAACTCTATTGTCATCATGACTGGGAATGTTGGTTTTCAGATTAACGACAATAAAAGAATGGGTTTTGGAGCAATATCGAATCCAAAGCCAAGCAAGGATAGCATCATGGATAGCCTAAAGAAATTCTTTAGGCCAGAGTTTTTAGCTAGGCTAAATGAAGTTGTTATTTTTCAAGAGCTTTCCACAGAAAGCTTGATTAAAGTTATCGAAACAGAATTGGACTTTATCAAGACATCTTTGGCGAACAATGGAACAACCATTTCCTTCTCTTCAGAAATTATTGATTATGTTATAGATAAGACCAAAGATTCTAATTCTGGCGCTAGAAAAGTAGTATTTTTTATAGAGAACGAACTGAAGACTAAAATAGTTGATGTTTTATCCACTGCCAAGTATAATCAAATTAAAGTCTCCGTTAAAAACGGGGAAATACAAGTAGATGGAAAAACAAAAAAACTTCTTGCAACATGCGATAAAAAATAACTCAATTCTTCCAATTGAAGATGAAATGCTTGCTCATGTATGTCGCAGAATAAAAGAAAAGACCTCTAAAGACGTATCCTCCAAGCAAAAGCTTGAGAGTGAAATAATGTCGGATACTTATTTGCTTATGATTGAAAAGCTTCCTTACTATTTAAAAATAAACCTTTCTCCAGAAGTTCCTAACTTTTGGAAAGAGCTTTGTTCCGGTGATTTTGACTTTCATCCTAAAATAATAGATTATTCTTTTGATGAAGAGTTTAAGTATTTTTGCTATGAAGTTCCAATTGGCATTTTAGCTAGGGACATATCAAACTATCCACTTCACCCAAGCCTTAATCTGCAAAAGGCTTTTTCTGATTTACTGAAAAAAACTCATGACACAAAGATTAAAAACGATGACGAGACTGTAGGTATATTTAATTCATTTCTTCCATTAGAGTCTCTATCTATTTATAATACATTCCCTGTAGTTGAGTTATTTTCTACATTACGCCTATTATTCAAACAGACATACCAATTCAATCCTGAGCTTCTTGGTCTTTGCCATTTTGATATATCCTTAGATAACTTAATTTTGTCTAAGAAACAATTTAAATTAATCAATTTTGAATACGCAGGAAATGCTAATATTTATTTAGATCTTTTGTTGGCTAAAGATAATTTAAATGTCTCCGAAGAAACTTTTGATAGCTTCTTAAAACAGCATGGGTTATATAGGTCAGATTACAGAGATTATGTAGATGCTTCGTATATATTTAATTTTGCCTATTTTAATAGTAAGATTGTTTCAGAATATATGACTTTCGGAACAAGCAATCCAATCAAACTTAAAGATTGGATCAATAGATCTAGCTTTTATTATGAAAAGCTGGCTCCAAAGCTTTTTGTTTCAAAAACTATTGACAAAAAGATACGTCATTTATATTATCTTTGGAAATAAGGAAACTTATGGCAAAAACAAATAACACTGCACTCAACGTAATCCGAAATAGCGCTGGTCGCTACTTTGGTCTTGAAACCAAGAATGAAACTATTAATGCCCGCTACATTGGCGAATCAATCGCAACTATTGTTGTAGAGGATCGTAATGCTGGCGAGGTTCGACGAATCGCAAAGTCGAGCATTACTTCTGTTTCGTTCAAGGGTCGCACTTATACTACAAAGCGCTAACTCCTTGTAGGATAAAGACTTCAACCCACAGGAAACTGTGGGTTTTATTTTTGTGTAAATACATAGTACCGCACAAAATTTATGAAGTTTTTATCTTATTTATTTTTTTGGGTGGCTTTCTCACTATCAGTTTTAGCTCAAGATAAAATTGTTTACAAGCAAACTGATCATACAATTTCGGTTGCCGATGAAGATGTCATGATCACGTTTACTGATGTGAAGCCTAAAGATATTACTGTATACATAGCTCCTCCGACCGGAAGAATCCAATTTGGAATCGGTGATAAAATTTATTTTTCTGCGCTCACTGACAAAACAATAAAAATATCTGCCATAAGAGGCGCAACTTTAATCAGCCCAGATAATTCATTTACTGTAGCAGGCTACGGATCTCAATGGCAGTTATTGCATTTAGGCAAGAATGTATGGCTTGCCTCTGGTGATTTATATAGTTTAGAAGTCGATGCTTATCTGAATCAAGATATTACGCTTAGAGCCAGAGTTGATTCGCAGGCTACGGGACCGTTTACATTTATTTGGCGAAAGAACCAAACTATTATACGGAACGCAATAGGCCCAACTTTAAAGCTAGAAAGACTGAAGCTCTCAGACGCTGGAATATATACCGTTACCGTATCCAATTCTGCTGGGGTTGTATCTAGCGAAGGCATGCAGCTTATTGTGCGTTGATTGCAGTTTATTTTAGTGTAAATGTATTATATGCCACTACCAACACCAAAAAAGAATCAAGAAGAGGATGATTTCATTGCCTCTTGCATGGGCTCAGAGACAATGAACAAAGAGTATCCAAATCAAAAGCAAAGAGCCGCAATTTGTTATTCTCAATACAAAAGAAAGAAGAAGAAGTCAGAAGGCTCAATGGACGAGAAAACAGAGTGGAAAGAAGAGGATGTTTCTAGAGTAATTATAGAGTAATAAATAGTTTAAAAGATAAAGGGCGCATTTATCATCCTAAAACGATGATTTATGCGCCTTAATTTTTATAAACCAAATAGATCGAATACAGGTACAGCCGTATCTTTTAATACGGTAGACAAGAAGGAAGAAAAGGGTATAGATCTCTATGTCAGCTTTATCAAGCAAGCTGGCTGGAACGATCAGACAAAGAAAGGTTCTTTTAGCGAGAACGCAAAGAACCCAGAGAAGACGGCTTCTCTAAAATTTAACGAAGCTGAGGCAGCTTCTATTATCCGAGCAGTTCGTCTTGGATCGAAGTTTTCGACTGTTCACGCTTTTCAAGGCTCCACTACATCTATTATGTTTGGGCCTTATCAAAAGAAGAATGGCGACGCTGCGCTTTCTTTTTCTATTAAGAAAGGTGAGCAATCATTTCTTATTGGTTTTGAACTTGGAGAAGGTGAGCTTATTGCCCAGTACCTAGAGAACTATCTCCGTAAGTCGTTCGACCTTTCTGAATGAAAAAGACTGTAGTTTTCCACAGCAATCACAGCCGAATGTTTACAGGATTCGGTAAGAATGCTAAAAATGTTCTCAGGTATCTTTATAAAACTGGCAAGTATAATATCATTGAATTTGCCAACTCAAAGACTAAGAATGCAGAAGATCTAAAGACGCTTCCTTGGCGGGCGTTTGGAACTCTTCCAGAGCAGGGAAAGCTACAGGCTCTTGCCTCTGATCAAACAAAGATCAGAATGGCTAGTTATGGCGTAATTGAAATTGACGAACTTATCAAAGAGGCAAAGCCAGATTTCTATATTGGTACAGAAGATATCTGGGCTCTTTCTCCTTTAGTAGAAAAGAAATGGTGGAATGAAAACTGCATGATCTGGACTACTCTTGATTCTTTGCCAATCTATCCAGACGCTCTTAAAATTATACCCAAAGTAAAGCATTATTATGCTTGGAGCGCTTTTGTCGAAAAGGAAGTCAAAAGACTTGGACATCCAGAAGGTTCGATAAAGACATTAAGAGGAGCAACAGAAACCTCATGCTTCTTTCGTCACAAAGACGAACAAAGAAAACTGCTAAGAAAAGAGTTTGGCTTGACTGATGAGTTTATTATTGGTTTTGTTTTTAGAAATCAGCTAAGAAAAAGCGTTCCAAATTTAATGCAGGGCTTTAAGATTTTTAAAGATAAAAACCCAAAGCTCAAACCAAAACTTCTTTTACATACTCACTGGTCAGAAGGCTGGGACATTCAAAGGCTAATTAAAGATAATGGACTTGAGAACTCTGATGTCCTGACCACTTACTTCTGTAAGAAATGCAGACAGTACGATATTAAACCTTTTTGCGGTCAAAAAATCGCATGCAGACTTTGTGATGGCAAAGATACGGTGGAGACGACAAATATCCACAATGGCGTAAGTGAAGAGCAGCTTAACGAAGTTTATAATTTGATGGACGTTTACTGCCACCCATTTACTAGTGGTGGGCAGGAAATTCCAGTAACAGAAGCAAAACTTACCGAATTAATTACTCTCGTTACCAACTATTCTTGTGGAGAAGATTTTTGCACTGATGAAAGCGGCGGGATGCCCCTTTCTTGGAAGCCGTATTATGAACCTGGTACAAACTTTATTAAAGCAACTACGCTGCCAGAATCCATCGCAGACAAATTGGAAAGAGTCGCTTTTATGCCAATTTCCAAGCGTAATGAAATCGGCAAAAAGGGAAGGCAGTTTGTTTTAGACAATCTTTCTGCCGAAGTCATTGGTAGACAAATAGAGAAAATTATAGACGAAGCCCCTTCCGTTTCATGGAATTACTCTTCTTCGTTTGAGCTAAGAGATCCCAATTATCAACCCATTGATTGCAGTAATGATACGGATTGGATTATAGATCTTTATAAAAATATTTTAAAGGTCTCTGTTGATTCTGAAGATGGAGTCGTAAAAGGATGGGTGAATCAAATTAAAAACGGAACATCTAGAGATAATGTTTTAAATTATTTTAAGCAAGTTGCAGTAAAAGAAAACCAAGAAAATATTCGGGTTGAATTGTCCGACCTTCTGGATAAAGATGATAAAGGAAGAAGAATTTTATTTGCCATTCCACAAAGCGCAGGAGACGTTTTTCTTTGCACTTCCTTGCTTCCATCTATTAAGAAGAGTTATCCAAATCACAACATATACTTTTCAACAAAGCCGGAGTTTTTTGAAATTCTAGACTGCAATCCTTACATTCATAAAAAGATTGTATTCAGCCCATTTATGGAAAATCTTTTGACTATGGAAGGTCATGCTGGTGGAGAGGGCTATTTTGATATTGCGTTCCTTCCACATATAGGAACTCAAAAGATTTTTGATTACCAACATAACGGCAAAGATATTATTCAATTCGATACAAAAGCTTAATATGCATATTTTAGATAGATACGCTTTGTCTTGTGGAGTTAAAATTGACAAACCGTTTATAAATCCACACTATTATCCAGTAACGCTGGACAAATATGTAGCATTTCAAACCAGCGGCAAAGGCAATTCTCGGCAGTACGACTATTGGCATAAGGTATTTTCTTTTATAAAAGAGTATGCCCCAGAATATAAAATAGTACATATTGGGATTCCTTCTGACCAGTCCGTTTATGGGGTAGATCTAGATTTAAGAGGAAAGACCTCGATTAATCAGTTAGCATACATTATTAAAAATTCATCAATCTATCTTGGTGTAGATAGTCTTTCTGTTCATTTGGCCAGCGCTAGCAATAAAAAAATTGTCGCTCTCTACTCTTATTGCTACGCTCAAAACTGTAGTCCAGTTTGGGGAGATAAAAAAGATCATTCGCTTTTAGAAGTTGACTGGGCCAAGTATGGTAAACCTTCGTTTTCGCTAAACGAAACTGATAAAAAAATTAATAAAATCAATCCAGAGGTTATCGCCAAAGCAGTCTTGGATCAATTAGAGATTTCTAACGATCTTGACAAAATTCAGACCGTTCACATTGGCAAATCATTTCATAATCCAACTATTGAAATAATTCCTGACGACGGTCCGATTCCAGTCATCATCAAAGAAAAAGTTTGCAATGTAAGACTGGACTATTTTTTTAACGAAAAGAAGCTCTTACAACTAGCTTCAGTTTGCTTTTTGAATATCATTTCAAATAAAATAATCGATTTGAACATTTTAAGTACGATTAAATCAAAAGTTTCTGGGATTACTTTGATAGTAGATCAATCGTTTGATCTAATTTATCTTAAATCTTTAAGAGATCTTGGAGTTAAATTGACTTTGACCGCTCCAAATGACGCTAACTGGGGAAACTTGGCAGAAAAATTCTTTGACTTTGGTCTGGAAAAAGAAGAGGTTGTTACGAAAGAAAGCGTGAAAGGTTCAGATAAGTTGGACGAACAGTGGATTTTTTCATCAGAAAAAATTATAATTTCAAATGGAAAAATCTTTGCCAGCAAAGCAAGTTGGAAAAATAACCAACCAAAGCTTGACAAGTTCTCGAAAGTCGTGGACACTCCTGACTTCTGGGAAGAATCAGAACACTTTCACATATTAAAAGATGAACGACCAAACTGGAACAGCGCAAAAGCCACACTCTCTCCGTGACGAGAGAGGTTTAATCAAGAACGTTAATTACATTTTTAAAAAGGATGGGACCGTAGATTGGCGTGCGATGGTCAATCCAGCCCATCTTTATCCAAACAAGGACTGGTTCGCCCGTAGAAATATGGCTGTACCAGAAACTTCTGACGGTCTCCGTGATGATCAGCTTTTGATTAAGCTGGCTGGAATTAAAGAGGTGGCAAAGCTTCGCGGATTCAATAGGGTAAGCTTTAACTTTCCAAAGCTTGAAAATGATTATGTCGTGGCAACTTGCCAAGTTGATTGGATCGAGAATTTTGAAACATCGTTTGATCCAAATGCATTCAATATGATCGCTTCAATGGATGTGGCAAATGCTACATTTGAAAATACCGATGGATTTGGTCAAAAATTTCTAGAGACAATCGCCGCGAATCGAGCTTTTGTTCGCACGGTTCGCAATTACCTTAGCATTCATATCGTTGGCGAAGATGAGATCGCCAAAGGAAATGGAGCCAAGATGTCTGCTGCTAGCGAAGGCTCTGCGGATGTTTCGCCTCAAGGTATTCTTTCCAAGAAGTTCGCTGATTCTTCCCATTGCCACTCTGGAGCAGAATGGCCTGACTTCAAGGAGTGGCTTAGAGAGCTTTGGAAGTCAGAAACCTACAGAAACGAAGAGGCTAAAAATTGGAAGTCTTGGACTGATATTCCCGCAAAAGATGCTCGTACTCTACTGAAGTTTGTAAAGTAAACTTATGACCAGAAGAATTACTAGCGGATCTGAGCTTCGTAAGATCTTGGACGAAATGGAAAATGGAGGCTTGGTAGAAAAGCTTCGCGCTAAACAAAGGCATGTAGCTGGAGACTGGGATATTAAACATTTAAAAGATCAGTTAATCCAGCTTGTTTTAGTTTTTAAACAAAATGCAGTTGTTTTTGTTCACTTTGAGAATAACAAAAAGCCGGTATCTATTTTTGCTGGAATGGTTACAGAAGATTGGGCCTGCGGCAAATTGGGTCTTAATGAAATTCTCTGGGTCAGTATTGACAAAACTAGACTTGGTGGGGTAAAAGTTCTTCAAGCCGTTGAAAGCGTAATCAAAGAATTAAATATAGATTTTCTATCTTCTAATTATATTTGCAACGGTGGAGATCCAAGAGTGCAAGCTTTTTATTTAAATAATGGGTTTAGATTGGATACACTTACTTTTGTAAAGAATTACAAATAATCCCTAACCCAATTTTTTTCCTTTTTAGGCTTTACTAAAACTGTAAAGCCTTTTACCTTATTTTACTTTTATGAAAAAAACAATGTCTGTTAAGAAGAGAAGCGGAGAAGTCGTAAAGTTCGATGCTGACAAGATTAATAAAGTCTTGGCTTGGGCTTGCGAAGACATTCCAGACACCTCCTTTGAGGAGGTTGCGATGAACGCTAATCTTTCATTCTTTGACGGTATTTCTTCAAAGGATATCCACAATACCCTTATTGAAGCTGCCGCAGGCTTGATTTCGGAAGAAAAGCCTCAATATCAATACGTTGCGTCTAAGCTTCTTAACTTTCAGCTTAGAAAGGAAGTCTGGGGAGGAAAGAACGCCCCAAAGCTTATTGATTTTGTCAAGGAGAACATCAAGCTAAAGGTTTACGATCCAGATATTTTAAATTGGTATGACGAGCGCGAGTTCCATAAGCTCGACGAGTTCCTGCGCCATAATAATGATTTTAATTTCACCTATGCTGGCATTAAGCAGCTTTGTGAAAAATATCTGGTTCAGAACAGAACCACAAAGAAAATCTACGAGACTCCGCAGTTTGCTTATATGCTTATTGCTATGACGTTCTTCAAGAGCTATAAGAACGACAGAATCAATTATATTAAAAAGGCTTATAACTACTTCAGCCAGCACAAGATTAATTTGCCAACTCCAATTATGGCAGGCGTTCGCACAACGCTGAAGTCATATGCGTCTTGCGCCCTGTTTACCGTAGATGATGCTCTTGGTTCGATCTTTGCAAACAATAGCGCAATTGGTTTTGCTACTGGAAGCCGCTATGGCATTGGCATTAATGCTAGCCGTATTCGCGCCGTCAATAGCCCAGTAAAGGGAGGAATGGTCAGTCATACCGGCCCAGTACCATTCTTGAAGATGTTTGAGTCTACGGTAAAAAGCTGCCATCAAAATGGAATCCGAGGCGGATCTGCAACAGTTAACGTAGCTTGGTTCCATCACGATATCGAAGATATTCTTGTTCTAAAGAACAATGCTGGCACAGACGACAATCGCGTTCGCAAGCTCGATTACTGCATTGGTTTTGATCGCCTGTTCTATGATCGCGCAATGTCAAACAAGAATGTTACTCTGTTTTCATATCACGAAGTTCCTGAGCTTTGGAACAATTTCGGAATGCCAGAGTTTAAGGAGCTTTACGAAGCCGCAGAGAACAATCCCAAGATCAAGTTCAAAAAGACTGTAAACGCCAGAGAACTTCTGTTCCTTTTCTCAAAGGAGCGTGTAGAGACTGGGCGTATTTACGCGATGAATGTAGACCATGCAAACTCTCATGGCGCTTGGCTAGAACAAGTCGATACATCCAATCTTTGCCTTGAAGTAAATCATCCCTTGAAGGCAATCAATGATGTTAATGATCCAAATGGCGAAATCGGGGTCTGCATTCTCTCTGCCGTTAATCTGGTAGAAGTTTCTGAAAATGAAATGGAATCAGTCTGCGATGTCATCGTGAGAATGCTTGACGAGCTTATTGATCACCAAGATTATTTCGTTCCTGCCGCAGCAAACTTTGCAAAGAATCGCCGCAGTCTTGGCGTTGGTGTAACAAACCTCGCCGCTTACTTTGCCAAGAATAAGATTAAGTATTTTGACAAGCAAGCGCCAAATAAGGCCGCTGCCATAATGGAGCTTGTCAGCTACAATCTTATCAAGGCTTCCGTTGGCTTGGCAAAAGAAAAAGGCACTTGCGCCAAATTTAATCTCACTAAATATTCAAAGGGCATCCTTCCTATTGATAACTACTGCAAGAGTGTCGATGAATTTGTGAAGGAAAAGCTTCATTGCGATTGGGAGGCTCTTCGTCAAGATATCAAGCAATACGGAATGCGCCATAGCACTCTGACCGCTTTGATGCCCGTAGAGTCAAGCTCTGTGATTCAATCATCGACTAACGGCATTGAGCCTCCACGCTCTCTTATCTCCTTCAAGAGATCAAAGGCTGGCGTAATGCCCGTTGTTGTCCCCGCTATCGATAAGCACAAGGATGACTATACTTTGGCATTTGAAATGCCCACCAACGAAGGGTATCTCAAGGTAGTCGCCGCTCTTCAGAAATTCGTTGATATGAGCATCTCAACGAATCTTTATTACAATACTACCAGATATCCAAACAAAATTCCTCCTCAGACCGAGCTTGTAAAGGATATTCTGCTTGCTTATAAGTACGGGATCAAGAATCTCTATTACACAAATACGTTTGATGGGGACACTCAGACAGTTCTGCACACCAAAAAAGAAGTACAACAACCACAACCACAATCAGAACCGCAAGAAGAAACCGAAGGATGTGCCGGTGGAGCTTGCACATTATAAACATGAACTTTAATAATCTATCAAAAATAAGCATAGCGACAAAACGCCAATGGCTTATAAAAAAAGGATATAAGTCTGCTATTACTGCCGACAATGATTATATTAATAAACTTTTTGAACTTTATGTTCCTACATGGGCTTTAGAAGCAGAAAAGTTTAAAAAGCAAAATAAGAAAAATAAAAATAAATATTCTGGAGCTTCTCCTAAAGAATGGGCCTCATGGGGAGGGACAAATAGACCACATCACTCAGGTGGACGAAAGCGCAATACCAGAAACTATATCTAATAAAAATGAAAACTGTTCTTAACACCGTTAATCTAGATTCGCTCAAGCAGCCGCTTTTCCTCGGAGAAGACTTGGCTATCCAGCGATATGATCGCCTCAAGTATCCTAAGTTTTACGAACTGTACGACCAGCAGATTAATTTTTTCTGGCGTCCACAAGAGGTGAATCTCACAAAGGATGCCGCCGATTACAAAACCCTTTCTCCAGAAGAGAAGTTCGTGTTTGATAGTAACTTGCGATTCCAAACAATGACAGACTCAATGCTGTCTCGCAGCATTAATTCGCTCTCGGATTACGTAAGTAATCCAGAGCTTGAGATCTGCATGAACGTTTGGTCTTTCTTTGAGACTATTCATAGCAATAGTTATACATACATTCTACAAAACATTCATCCAGACGCTACTAAATTCTTTGATTCAATCTTGGAAGATAAGGAAATCGTAAAGAGGGCTCAAGCTATCTCTAGCCGTTATGATGCTCTACTTAACACAAAGAGCGATGATCCAAAGCAGCAGATATTTGAAGCTCTTCTTGCAACCCAGATTACCGAGGGTGTAACCTTTTATGTTTCTTTTGCCTGCTCCTTCTACTTTGGATATCGTGGCAAGATGGAGGGCAATGCCAAGATTATTAATCTTATCTCCCGCGACGAAAACCTTCACGTTGCCATCACTCAAAATATCCTAAAAGCTCTTCGTGATCAGCCAAAGGAAGGGTTCCAAGATATTATTAAAAAGAACGAAGATAAGATCTATGAAGCTTATAGAATGGCTGTTGAGTCCGAAAAGGAATGGGCTGATTATCTTTTCTCAAAGGGTAGTCTAATTGGTCTCACTGCTGATTCTTTAAAGCGTTACGTTGAATGGCTTGCTGATAATAGACTTACTTCAATGGGTTATAAAAAGATTTATAATGTCAAGGGTAACCCCCTTGCTGGCTGGCTAGACAGCTTTTACGACAGCAAAAAGATCCAAGTAGCCCCTCAAGAGACAGAAATCTCTTCTTATGTCAAAGGCGTTGACAATAAGATTGATGAATCTGTCTTTGATATGAAGTTCTAATTACTCAAGGCTTAGGATATTACCTCTAGGATCAACCCAGCCACCATCTTCCTTGATGAGTTCAAGTCTCTCATCAGGTCTGATGGTGGCTATTGTTTCTCCATTTGAGTCTCTAACGTAAATATTATTATCGCCTTGGTTTACTACGGTAAGAGATTGTCCATCGCCAACATCTGTTGGTACTACCATTGAAGAGTCGCTCTTAGTATCAGCCTTTATCATTCCTTGATTGAGGTCTTCTGGCGTGACTTGATAAGGGAGTTCGATCATTTTTACTTTTCCTGTGCCAGAAATTGTAGCTCCATTATAAATAAATTCGTGGCCGATAACTTCCTCAGTAGCTCCAATCTGTTTCCAATTTGTAGTGCCAACAAAAACAATCTTATATTTATAATTTCTGGACATAGTAGTTGCAGCAACTTCATTATCTTCGTTCGCTCTACTATTTAATACCACTCTTTTGGCTGGAATAGTAGTGTCTTCTATTGGAGCAGGAGTAAGATAGCCGCTGTATACATCAGTAAATGGACCGGGTCCGAAATCGTCCCAAGCTACGAATCTGAAATAATGCCATTTGTTAACCTCTAAACCATCTAATTCACTTAAAGAAAAAGTATTAAGATAAGATCTTGTTGAGGTCAGTTGAAGAGCTTTTAGAAAATTTGAATTATTTTCACCATCAGGTAAAAATCCAGCCCCGCTTCCAGTATAAATATCTATATACAAAAGATCTTTATTCGATGTTATTGAATAGCAATCAAAAATTATTCTTCCTTCAGCAACTCTTTCTGGAAACACTGTAAAAGAAACTCCAGAAAAACCAGTTTGATTTGCATTAGTAATCTTGCTAAGATCGCTAATTCCTAGTGGATTATCCTTTGTTCTTGGTAAATCTCTACCTTCGCCAGAACCATATTGTATATAATGCCCAGAACCCCAAACTTCTTTAGTTTTTTCTGGTTCATTTATTTTTACGTTACTATTATAGTAATTGATTAGATCTTCGTAACTATTTACGTATGCTTCGTAATCAGGTTGAGTTCCAGAGCCTCTAAAGTTAATATTTACGCCGTTTCGGCTTCTTGTTGCCGCTGCACCAGTACCATTAAATCCGGTAGCGCTTTTAAATGCTCCAGAAATGTCAAAGAAATCTACATCTCTTTCATCTTCGCTTCTTAGCAATGCGCCACCTGTGCCCCTGACTCCAGAGCCATAAATAGTTTCATAGATGCCCGTTCCACCATCCCAGATAGCAATTCCAGTAAACGTTGAATTGCCATAATAGCCAGAAAGAATATAATATGGTGAATTTTGATAGCAGTCAATTACTTCTATTGTTGAGAATTGGGGAGGAACATTGTATGCATAATAAGTTCCTGTAAATGTTCTATTTGTATTGTCTGTAACTTCTAATTTAAGACCAAAATTTCTTGAGTCTTGTACTGCCTGCCAATTACTATCTTCTCTATTAACAAATTTTTTGTTATCATTGATATCTATCTTGTAAGAAAAACCTTGGAATTGATCTTCTCGATGCAATACTTGTCCCGCCATATCTAAAACAGAAACTTTAACCTTTGGAATCAAAGGCATAAATATATTCTGTTTCATTTTTTCTACGGAATTTATGGCGCCACCTGTTGGGTCCATATAGGCCCATCTAAAAGTTAAATCTCTGGAAGTAAAATTACCTGCTCCTAATCCAGAGTGTCCGGTGCCAGTATAATAAATCTTATAATCAAGACTTCTAGTATCTGCTGTTTCTACATAAATACCACTTACAAATGTAGATTGTACAGTTTGTCCTGTTATGGATAAGCTTGGGTTTGGCAGGTAAGTTATCGAGATAGCGGCATTATCATCAGATAGCAATTTATATGGATTTATGCCCTGACCATAAACATTAATGTCATATTGACCATATTTGCCACTTACATCAATAGTGATACCTGTTGTTCCAGATGCCACAAAATAAGCCTGCGTCATTGCGCTTAGTGTTGGCGAAGAATAATCTGGACGACTTACATAAACTTTATAGCCGTTAATAGGCGTGGTCGTTACGGCAGGCCAATTAAAATATAATCCAGTTGAATTAATAATGCCAGTCCCAGTAATGTAAGCAGGAGAGTCTGGTTTTATGACGACATCATAAACTGATTTTACATAAAGATTAGGGGAAGTATCAATAATATCTCTTTCAATAAACTCTTCTTTGTTTGCGTTAAATTCAATACCAACAACGCCGTATTGATTTGCTTCTTCTTCTTTTGTTGCGATAGTTTTATATAGCTTTGGCTCTACACCAGAGCCGCTTAAAACATACAAGCTTCCAGCACTAATTAAATCTAAATTTTTTGGGGTTGTATCTGTACTTAATGAATAAAAGCCTTTTTCAAAACCAGTCCCATAAACAAAACCGCTAAATCCAATTCCATTTTCTGCTTTTAAAGTTCTTATATCAGTTTGACCGAAAGTTCCTGCGCCACTATACATTTCAATTCCAAGCGTAGCAAAAGCCTGCAACACGCCAGAAGCGGTGAGTGATTGATTTATATATGTTTTTTGAGAACCAAAAAAGTCTTTTGGAAAACCAAGAACAGAATAACCATTAGTTGAGCCAAGAAGCCATTTAGATCTAGCAGAGTTACCGGCATTATAATCATTTGAAAATATTCCGGTGCTATTTGTAAAGTCTGAGTCATGGTCTCTTGTGGAAGTATAAACGACCCCAGAAAATTTTACTATATTTCCAGCTTCATATTTTCTTCCGCCAGTCCATTCTCCATATACGGACTGCTGATCATTTCCGATTTCAGCTTGTAGAAAAGTATAATATCCTCTTAATTTAGAAAATGCAAGAAGATCTCTGTAAGTAAATCTTAAAGAACCATAATCATTTAAAGCTTTTGATGCCCTCTCTATGATTCTATAACCACCTTTTATAAAGGCACAGGCATAGCCAAAGCTTGTTGAGGTTCCAGAAGAGTCTCGTCCAATTTTATAAATTTCTGTTGCTCCATAATCGGTTGCCCAAGTTGAACTTGCATTAAAGCCGTTACTTATTACTCCTCCCCTTGTAAAGACAACAATTGCCTGTCCTGTGGCAGCAGAGGTAAATACTGCGTTTGAAAAAACAGCGTCAAGTGAACCAAGAGTTGTTTGGGCCTCGATTGCTCCTGCGATAGTTAATCTAGCCGCATATATCTGATCTGTGCTTAACGTTGTTAGTGTGCTGCCGTTTACGGCCAAAGTAGAACTGGAAGATATAGAATAAGAAATAACGCCAGTCCAATTTGACTCATTTCCAATTAATTGACCAGTTAATCCCGTTCCAGAAACATCTACGTCTATTTCTAGGTCTTTAAGTAGCCCTGAAACTTCTGAAAAACTAACAGTGTCAACAGTTGGATTTCCATCAATGATCGTCCCTTCAGGAAATGTATAGAATGATCCATCTAGATTTGTCTCTCCCGTTACTTGGCTTGATCCAGAAATTCTTCCTTCGTCTACGTGGACATCAACAACTCCAGATTTTAGAAGAAAATTTCCAGTTAAAGTTAAAAGAGCGCCATAGTCTAAATCAGTATGAGCGCATATATTATATTTTTTTACTTGAGATTGTCTTCTTGCCCTGATGATATCTAGAGTTCCACTAAAAGAGCCATCAGATCCAGTCATCGAATTTAAATCTGAAACTGCAAAGTTTCCAGAAGGAACATGGATATATATTCCAGAATCTAATCCGGTTGCAAATTCTCCATCGATTCTTACTGAGCCGTCAAAAGTGTCTACAGAAAGTATTCTTCCAAATGTTCTAGCCACATTCTTTAGTTCGTCGCTAACAGCAAAAATATCACCAGGTTGCAAATAAGCCCCTTCTAATCCAGCAGTAAAGGATACGGTGTCCGCTTCAAACATTGACGAATGAAGAATGTATCTGCCTATTCTTCTCGCTTCAGAACGGGAAGTGCATCCAACCGCATT